TTACACCATGCTATAATAAATCATTAACTATAAAAGGCTGTGACGATGGCATTAAACGAAAAAGACGCTCTATACATGGAGCAATTTGAACTACGGCAGCAAACGCGCGCGGCTATTGCTGGCAAGTATGAAGTGTTAAAGATAATTACTTGCTTGCCTGGACCTCAATATAAAACATTCCCTAGCTATAGCGGCATGACTAAAGAGGCTCAAGCTCAAGCTAACCGATGTAATGAGCAAAACGCTTTACGTGTGCGGTCGTATTGGTCACGTGGTCGTTGGTTCCCTGCTACTGGTCGCACCTATGAAACATTAGGCGGAATGATTTGGAGTAAAGAGCCTGAATCAGAAATACAGTCTAAGCTTGAATACTTAGAAGATAATGCAGACGGTACAGGCTGTGGACTTCGTGAAGTGGCGCAAAAAACTACTGATAAAGTTATCGCTGATGCTCGCTATGGAATTCTTGTTGATATGCCAGCGGCCCCAACTGATGATAACGGCAATAGAATCCAGTTAACGCCTGCACAAAATGAAAGCGGTGAATTCCTTCCTAAGTGGATTCAGTACGATGCTGATAATATTATATACTTTCGTAGCTCAGGTGATTCATGCTCTATTGATGAGGTTCGATTAATAGAGGTTAGAAGCGAAAAGAAAGATGACTTTAACTACGAAGATGTAACTTATATTCGCCGGCTAATCATGATTGATGGTATTTATCACAATCAATTGTGGTCAGATAAAGATGAAATGATTTCTAGTGTTGCTCCTGTTGCTAATGGTAAGAACCTAACTGAAATACCTTTTCAATTCTTCGGTGCTGATGATAATAGCGCTGAGTATTCGAAATTACCCCTATATGACTTGGCTAACTCTAATCTGGGCCACTTTGTTTTAGATTGTGATAACCGCGACAACTTGCATTATCATGGTCAGGGTATGACTGTAGTTTCTACCGATATGGACAAAGAAGAATTCGACACGATGAACCCTAACGGTTTAGATGTTGGCGCCCGTGGTATGAATATGCTTGATGCTGCTGGCAAGGTTGAGATTATACAAATAGAAGCCACAGGCGCAATACCTGCTGAAATGCTTCGTGATGAAGATAGAATGGTAATGTCGGGCGCTCAAGTTACAATGCCAGGCGGCAGTAATGAAACAGCAACAGCTAAGCGTATAGATGCCAATGCCTCAATGTCTACCCTGAAAAGAACGTCATTCAATATAAGTGATGGATTTACGCAATTATTCACATGGACTGCATTATTTTTAGGTGTAGAAAATGAATCATTTTACAAATTAAACTCTGACTTTATCACTGACGACCTGTCACCAGAAATGGTTAAAACTCATTGGGAAGTTGTTCAGGCTGGCGGTTTGCCTAGAACGTCATTCAACGAGACAGCAAGAAAGGCCAAGCTTACTGATAAATCAGATGAAGATATCGATCAAGCACTTAATGATCAACAATTATTAACTGGTGGCACTAGCGAGGAACAGGCATCATTGCAAGCTGAAAATGATGCACTAAAAGAAGAATTGTCAGCATTAAAGGCTAGTGAATAATGCCGGTAGAAATACTAACAACGATATATTCTCAACACACGATTCATCTCCAACGAGTTGGTGCTACTGAGGGTTTCAAGGTGACGCCATTCTTGGTTGCTATTGAAAACGATGTTGTTGCTATCCTTAATAAATACCGTAAACGCAGAGTAACACCGGCATTACAAATAACAATACAAGAGCAGATAAACGCAGCCACACGTAAACACTTACAAGATTATACGTCACAGCTTAAAGTTGAAAATAGAGCTGTTGGTGCATTCGAGGCAGAGTTTGCAGCTACTACATTAAACGGTGTGGTACAAAACGAAGATTTCAACGCTAAAGTGCCGACTGCTGCCGCTGTCAATAGTGTCGCTACTATCACACCTATTAAATTAGGTGAAAATAGTTTTACTGCTTATTCCTCAATGATGAAAAATTATTGGGGGAAATGGACTGATGAAATTGACGGTGTTGTATTGGATGGCTTCCGAACCGGTCAAACAATACCAGAAATCACCAAGGCTATCACAGAGCAAATGGATTTATCTAAATCTGGCACAACTAAAAGCGTATTGGATAGAGCAAGACGGTCAGCAAAGCAACTAGCTATAACTGGTACAAATCATTATGCCAATACAGCGCGCATAGCTTTTGTTGATGAAAACGATAACATACTGAAAGGATTCAGGTTCTTAGCGGTTAATGATTCCCGTACATCTAGAGTTTGCGCAAGGTTGGACCAAACGGTTTACGCAAAGGATGACCCGAAGCTAAGTAGTGTTGTTCCGCCAAAACACCCACGTTGCCGTAGCGCGCTTACATTCGAAGTTGATGATAGATTTAAATTAGATACTGACGAGACAAAAAAAGCATCATCATTTAATGTTGATGGTAAACGTGATCCGAAACCGATTGATAGCGACTCTATTTATTATGAGAACCTTAAAAAGTTAAGCGCTCGTGATCAAGATGCGGCAATAGGCCCATCATTAGGTAAAGCATTGAGAAAAATGAGTCCGGCAGAATTTGCAAAACAAACAGGTGATAGCATGAATAACGCCCTAACCATTAAGCAAATGAAAGAAAAAGACAACACGCTTGGTAGGATACTTCGCGCACAAGATAAATAACTAAACGGTACTGAGTACCACAACTAAGATCCTTGGGGGATTACAAAATGGTAGATTTAACAGGCATTGAAGGACTAAACGAAGATCAAACAGCTAAATTATCAGCATTATTTGATAGTGAAATTGGCGGGTTGAAAAACAAAGTTGAAGAATTGATTGGAGAAAAACGCAATGTCCAGCAATCATCACAAGAGAAAGACCAGGTTATTGAAGATGCGCGCAAGGCAGCAGCAAAGGCGCATGAAGAAACACTTATTGCAGCAGGGAAAACCGACGAGCTAAAAGCATTTTATGAAGAACAATTAGCAACAACCACGGCAGAGCTTACGGCATCAGCCAAAACAGCTAAAGACGCGCTAACTTCTCGGGACCGTGGAGACGTTATGTCAAAGGTTATGGGCCTAGTCCATGACGATCATAAGTGGAATTCTGAAGCTATGTTGTCAAACATGCTAGAAATTGGTTATAATGACCAACAACAACTAACCACACAGTTTAAAAGTAATGGTGAGGTTGTAGCAAACAATGTAGAAGAGTTCAAAAGCTGGGCTGGCGAACAAGACTCATTTAAACGAATTTTAAAAGGTGTTGATTCGTCTGGGGCGAGCACAACACAGTCAAGAGCTAGTGGTTCTGTGACATCTAAACCTTTTAGTGACATGAATAAGGCAGAAAAGCTGGCTTACATGGAAACTAAAGTAAATAAAACATAAATAAGGATTAAGTCATGGGCTTATCAAATTTTGATATTTTTAATAAATGGACACAATCAACTTCTACTGAAGTTGTAGATCAACAAGTAGAATTATGGAATGGAGCGACACGAAACGCTTTATCTTTGGTTAGTGCTGGCGATAACGCTGGTGATTTGGCTGAAAAATCTAGCTATGCATTAATGGCTGGATTATATGGTAATCGCGATCCATCATCTACCGCGGCATTGGCGTCAACACCTTTAGCCACTTTAAAGGAAGCGGCCGTTAAGGTTGGCATGGGTTCTTTACCTATGGAATATACTGGCTCATCATTCGATTGGACTATTCGCGATCCTCGTGAAGCTGGTATTGCATTTGGTGAGCAAGTTGGTAAAGCTAAGTTTCAATACATGCTTAACTCTGCATTAGCCGCAGCAGTTGCAGCGGTAACCACTACCGGTTTAGTTTTCGATGGGACAGCAGCCATTGCAAACCTAACAAGCTTAAACAGTGGTGCTCGTCAATTTGGTGATCGTTCTGCTGCTTTGGTTACTTGGGTTATGCATAGTAAATCATTGCACGACATTTACGAGCAATCACTTGCCAACTCTAACCGCTTATTTGTTTTCGATAACATTCAAGTAATGGAAGATGGCTTTAACCGTATTTTAGTTATGACTGATTCACCAGCGCTATTCTTTGATAATGTTGGCACAGATAACTATTACCAACTTGGTTTTGTTCCTGCTGGCGTTATGGTTGAAGATAATGGCGATTCTCGTGTTTACGAAGAAACTAAAACCGAATTCGACAACGCTAAAATGTTAATCAAGGAAGAAGCTAGCTTTAACCTTGGTATTAAAGGTATGACCTACGCGGGACCAGTTCAGCCAGGTGATGCGGATTTAGCATTAGCGGCAAACTGGACTCAGGTTGTAACATCAACAAAAGATACTGCGTTAGTTGCAGCTGTAACACTTTAAGGGCTAATAATGAATGATAAAACAAAAGTAATTATTCAATACGTATTTACACGCGAAGAAGCGTTAATTGCACAAGCTAAAAACCCAAGTGCAAAACTTTGTGATAAAAACAACTATTCATTCTTTAACTTTGAAGGTAAAGATGTTGTTGCTGGTGATAAGTCTGATCATACCGCATACTTGGTGGCAAAAGCTAAAGGTGAAAACCCTAAGTCGATAAAAGCTAAGTAGAAAGCACCACCAATAAAAAGCACTCTTAATTGAGTGCTTTTTTATACCTGCTATATAATGCTACAATAATCACAGGGGTTTTATTAACTAAAGGGGTAGTTATGCGAACAATGAACGAAATACTAGTCGATATAGTTTTAGCTGTAGGCGGCACAGTAACAGACAAAAACAACCGTAATCAACTTTTAAATGATTGGTTATCAGCGATTTAACACATCAACTCATTGGAGAAATGACAAATGGGCATACGCAATAAATTACTAGAAGATATATTAACAGCCACATCTGCCAGCGCTGTTCCTGCTGATAACTTTTCTGGAGGGCTGTTTGATTATAACGATCTAGCAACTACCGGTACGCCAATAGTTGTTACCGCTGCTGGCGGAGAGGTTGTACTAACAAACG